ATCAATCACTGAAGGATGAATAGACATGGCAGCTAGAGACATGACCCCGAAACAGTTGCACTTCTGTCGATGTGTAGCGTCAGGGATGACCCAAGCAGATGCATATAGGGAGGCATACGAGCCTTCGGACTCAACCACGGCTGCAAGCATTCATACGCTAGCGTCAAGGCTAATGGGGCAGGTTGAGATAAGGTCAAGGGTGGATACGCTAATCGCTGCTAGAGAGCGCGCTGTTGCAGCTTCTGCCCTCTCCGACAGGGACAAAGTTTTGAGCAAGCTGCGCGGTTGGATGGATTCCGCAGAGCCGACGGACTCAACCAAGCTGAGAGCGGCTGAGCTGCTCGGTAAAGCTGCCGGACTGTTCACCTCAGAGATCAACGTCACGACCAAAGAGCGGGATGCATCAGAGGTGGCCGCTGAGCTGGCCCAGAGATTGGCTGGCCTGAGCTGGGAAGGAGTTGATTCGACCCATGCTCGGAAGGATGACGACGACCTGCATTGATCGGAGGTCGATGGGCCTTTTTCTGTGCAGGATCGGGCCCATACACGCCTACCCCCACCCCCCCCTAGCGCGGGCCGTACCCGCATACAATACTACATAGTGATACGCTCAAATAATTACCTTTTTTTCTGGTAGAAAGCATGTCACATATATTTTGTCACCCCTTTTGTTTTCAACTTTAAGCAAGGAGTCCCATGCCCCAAAAATATTTTTCAAATTTTTGACTTGGTTGTTTGACTTGTCTGTCAAGGGGGGGCAATATGGTAGAATCAAAGTGACAACTGTGTACTAAGCAGGCTACTTAACAAAGTAGTCTAGGTCGTTTCCCTTGAAGGGAACGACACTCAGGAATCATTATCTTAGAAGTCTGCTAGTAAGTAGCCTACTAAGTATAAGTAGGCAACTAAGACTAAGTAGAGGGCTAAGTTTTAAGTATGGCTATCGAAGATCGAATAGATCCAGACCTTTTAAAGAACATTGATCAGCTACCAGTTAAGGATCAAGAAGAGATTCTTATTCTTTTGGAAGAGCTGGAAGATGCTGAGAAAAAAGAAAAGGCTAGGCAGACCTTTATGGGTTTCGTCAATAAGGTTTGGCCGGCTTTTATCGAAGGTCGGCATCATAAGATTATGGCCGATGCCTTTGAAAGAGTTGCTAGCGGTGAGCTTAAAAGGCTTATAGTGAATATGCCACCAAGGCATACCAAGTCTGAGTTTGCATCGTTCCTTCTTCCAGCATGGTTCTTAGGTAACTACCCTGAGAAGAAAATAATTCAATCCGCTCACACTGCAGAGTTATCTGTTGGGTTTGGGCGTAAAGTTAGAAACCTTGTGGACAGTGATGACTACAAGTCCATATTTCCAAATGTGCTGTTGAGGTCTGACTCCAAGGCCGCTGGTCGCTGGAGTACCAACAAAGGTGGTGAATATTTCGCTATTGGTGTTGGTGGTGCCGTCACAGGTAAAGGCGCGGATCTTCTTGTTATCGACGACCCTCATAGCGAGCAAGAAGGTCAAAGCTCTGACCCTTCCGTCTTTGACCGTGTATACGACTGGTATACTTCTGGGCCTCGACAGCGCCTCCAACCCGGAGGATCTATTATCCTTGTTATGACTCGCTGGCATAAGCGGGACTTAACTGGACAAATTCTTAAATCATCCTTGCAAAGAGTGGGATCGGATGAATGGGAGCTTATAGAGTTCCCGGCTTTAATGCCTTCAGACGAACCTCTTTGGCCTGAGTTCTGGCCTAGAGATGAGCTGGAAGCTTTAAGAAATGAACTACCCGCTCCAAAATGGAACGCTCAGTATCAACAAAACCCTACGTCAGAAGAGGGCGCGTTGGTTAAAAGGGAGTGGTGGAAAACTTGGGAAAGGGATAAGCCGCCAATGTGCGAGTTTATTATTCAATCTTGGGATACCGCGTTTCTTAAAACACAAAGAGCCGACTTCTCTGCATGTACAACGTGGGGAGTGTTCTATCATCCGGACGGGTCTGGTATTGAACAGCCAAATATTATTCTTCTTGATGCGCACAAAGAAAGGCTAGAGTTTCCAGAACTAAAGAAAACAGCTTATGAAATGTGGGTTGATTGGCAACCTGATGCTTTTATCGTAGAAGCAAAGGCTGCAGGAACGCCATTAATATTTGAATTAAGGGCAATGGGTATTCCGGTTTCCGAGTACACCCCGTCCAGAGGCAACGATAAAATTTCTAGGGTAAACGCTGTGTCGGATCTTTTTGCGTCCGGTATTGTTTGGGCACCTGAACTAAGGTTTGCAGAAGAAGTAATTGAAGAGTTTGCAGCATTCCCATCAGGGGAGCATGACGATCTCGTTGACTCCTCTACTCAGGCATTGCTTAGGTTTAGACAGGGTGGATTCCTAAAGCTAAACAGTGACGAGGAAGACGAACCGTTTTACCCAAAGAAGGCTAACTACTACTAATGGCGTTTTTACAAAGCAACATACCCTACTTTAAATGCTGGGTTCGCAAAGAATACACCCATAACAATCAGAAGTATCATGGAGAATTTTTGCATGCAATGGTCGTGGCTGTTACAACCATGCCGAAGAGATGCTTAAGCTTTCAAGTTATTTTTACTGGCGCTGAAACTTACGATGACGAAGAGCAGCAAAATGTTCATGGCGGGGCAATGTGGGCTAGGATGCCAATCACCGCTTTGGTAGGCGACACTCCTTTTGAGGAGTGGCCTAAAGAATTACCTGTATGGGCAGCACAGCCTTGGGATTGTATGTCTCACACCCATGCAGTTTATCAGATAGAAAGAGCAAGCCCTGCGCCTTGGATGGCTAAAGTGGACGGTGAGTTTTATCCCGCAAAGTATTATTTTACGGTAGACTATACCGATAATGAAGTAGCGGATGATCCAGCGCAGCACAAACAAAGCCATGTGCTGGAGTTGCTTGATGCCGGAGAGTACACGGGAAATATTGTGGCGTTACCTAACAATAGGGTTAGAGTTACGCATCCAGCTTGGTTTGAAACTGGAGTTGGCGCTCCAGACTTTAGGCCTAATCAAAAAACCTACAACTCGAAAGATGATGTAGAGTATGTTCATGACACAGAGCGGGTTTTTAACAACCTGTACAGTGAGGATTAAATGAAAAAAACTAAAAAAACCACGAATTATATGGTCGGAGGTAAGATCAACAAAATGTCTAGTGGTGGCAAATTAAAAATGACCACTAACAAGCAGGGTAAAGAGGTTCCTTTCTTTGCTGCTGATGGCGTTGGTAAGATGAGTGCTGGCCGAGAAGTTCCGACAACTAAAGGTTATTTTAGGGGCGGTAGGACTGGAGGCATTGATACCACTAAAGGTATGCCTGTTGGTGGTGTAGCTATGGCCAAAGGTGGTAAAACCGGGGCTAAAACAATAGCTCGCGGATCTGGCGCAGCAAGGCCTCAGCCTTTCGGAAAGAATGGCTAATGGCTATCGATAGAACTCTTCGCTCCAATCCTTTAGTAGGAGAAGGAGGGGATATTGAGATTGAAATAGAAAACCCTGAGGCTGTTTCTATTGAGACAGAAGATGGCGGGGTTATTCTGGATTTTGATCCTGACGCAAGCACTCTAGCATCGCTAGGAATGCTTCCTCATGACGCTAATCTTGCTGAGCTTGTTAACGATTCAGAACTAAATGTAATGGCATCTGATCTTGTCGGACAGTTTAAATCTGATAAAGAGAGTCGTGCAGACTGGGAAAGAGCTTACGTTGACGGCCTAGATCTTCTTGGATTAAAAAACGAAGATAGAACAACGCCGTGGGACGGTGCTTGCGGAGTCTTTCATCCATTGTTGTCTGAGGCTGTAATTAAATTTCAGTCTCAAGCGATACAAGAGCTTTTCCCAGCAAGCGGCCCTGTAAAAACATCTGTTGTAGGAAGCTTGACTGATGATAAAGAGAAGCAAGCTCACAGAGTTCAAAACTATTTAAACTACCTTCTTACTGAGAAGATGACGGAGTATCGATCTGAAACAGAGAAGATGCTGTTTTCTTTGCCGTTAGCTGGCAGTGCCTTTAGAAAAATCTACTACGACCCTAGCATGGGCAGACCTTGCAGCATGTTTGTTCCTGCGGAAGACTTCGTTGTTAGCTATGGAGCATCTGACCTAACAACATGCGAAAGAGCTACTCACATAATGAAGCGGACTTCTAATGAAATCCGCAAGCTTCAGGTTTCAGGCTTCTATAAAGACATAGAACTTGGGGCACCTTCTAATAATGTCGACCCAATAGAAGAAAAATACAACAAGCTAACCGGCGATAGCGCGAGTTACGACCTTGATTCGAGACACACCATATTAGAGATACAGGTAAACCTAGATCTTGCAGGATTTGAAGATGAAGAAGGCGGAGAGCCTACAGGTATAGCTTTGCCCTATGTTGTTTCTATCGACTTAGGGTCTAGGGAAATTTTATCTATACGCCGGAACTGGTATGAAGACGACAATTTAAAAACTAAGCGAGAGCATTTTGTTCATTATCAGTACATTCCCGGATTAGGGTTCTACGGGTTTGGTTTAATTCATATGATTGGCGGTTTAGCTAAGTCAGCCACATCATTACTTCGCCAATTGGTAGACGCAGGCACTTTATCTAACCTCCCCGGAGGACTTAAGGCCAGAGGATTAAGGATTAAGGGCGACGATACGCCAATTATGCCCGGAGAGTTCCGAGATGTGGATGTTCCGGGTGGGTCTATTGCAGAAAACATCAGCTTCCTGCCCTACAAAGAGCCAAGCAACGTTTTATACCAGTTAATGGGGGATATTGTAGAGGAAGGCAGGCGGTTTGCGTCTGCAGCGGACGTAAAAGCTGCTGATATGAACGCAGAAGCCCCTGTTGGAACTACATTGGCCATACTTGAGCGGTCAATGAAGGTAATGAGTGCTATTCAGGCCCGATTACACGCT